TTCTCAACAAATAAACCTTGGGAATGTTGCCGATGGCTCTCAGGTTAGTGGTACGTTCGGTAGTGGGAATAATCTACTCGATCGTCTTTGCTCGTATGATCCGGATCTTGTTTCCGGTTCTACTGTAGTTTGTGTGATGAGTATTACCTCATCCCAGTTTGCAAACTTCAACTATGATGATCTGGTTGCACTTACCATTGGTTCTGGTAGTGAGCATAACGCTCGCGCTGGCCAGCTTCCCAACGGTACGTTCCATCAGCGTCGCTTGACGACTTTCTCGGGCAGTGCTCGTGGAACTGGTGCTACGCTGAACGTCGTGTTTACTAATGATACCGGTCGTAATCTCTCTAATGTTATGTCCGATATCACCGGTGCACTCGTCGAGGCCACTTGGCCGAGGCGAGATGTGTTCGCCACTGGCGGCGCCCTCGGCTCCGTTGTTGGTGCCACTCCCTGGTCTCTTGAAGGTAGCGACTACATCCCCGAAATCGACATCAAAATCGATTCCGTGGCTGTCACTGCTATCACCAAGAAGCTCAAGGCTAAGTGGACTCCGGAATTGGGACAAGATCTCAATGCCTACCACAACCTTGATGCCGAGGTCGAGTTAACTCAGATTCTGTCTGAGCAGATCGCTCTCGAAATTGACCAAGAGATCCTCACAGATCTCATCAAGGGTGCAACGGCTGATACTCGGTATTGGTCGCGTAGTCCTGGTCAGTTCGTGGTTGCCGCGACTGGTGTCGCACGTTCTAACTCTAGTGGTCCCCCGGATTTCACTGGTAACGTGAGCGAGTGGTACGAGACTCTCGTTGAAGCAATCAACGATGTGTCAGCTCAGATCCACCGGAAGACTCTCCGTGGTGCTGCCAACTTTGTCGTCTGCGGACCCGAAGTTGCCAACATCCTTGAGTTCACCGCTGGTTTCCGTGCAAACGTAACCGCTGATAGTGACAAGGGTGAGATTGGTGCCGTTAAGGTTGGTTCACTGTCTAAGAAGTTCGACGTTATTGTCGATCCCTATTTCGTACGTAACTTGGTCCTAGTTGGCCGACGTGGAAGTAGCTTCCTGGAGAGTGGATATGTCTATGCGCCGTATGTGCCGCTACAGACTACGCCTACTATCTTTGGTGTTGAAGACTTCGTGCCCCGTAAAGGTGTCATGACGCGATACGCCAAGCAGATGGTGCGCCCCGATATGTATGGTCTAGTAATTATACGTGACCTGTAAGAGTAGACTTTAGAGTCAACTTTTTGAAAGCCCCGTCTCTTTTGAGGCGGGGCTTTCTATTTAGTAATAGCCTATGAGGGACAATGAATGGCCATACCAAAATTAAATCCGGCTTCCACCACTAATTCCAATGTTTTACCTGTTACAGGCACTACCGGCAATGTTGCCGCGACCCTCCCATTTGGAGTGTATGCCGGCTCCACGGATTTCTTATCTGGGGCTGCTGATCAAGTCGCCTATACGTATAAAAAATTAGGTGGTGATGTACTGGACATCGAGCTAACCCAAGGAAACGTCTATTCTGCTTATGAAGAGGCTGTTCTTGAATACTCTTATATCCTTAATATCCATCAGAGTAAAAATTCGATCTCGGATTTGTTGGGGGCCACGACAGCTTCTTTTGATTCTAAGGGTCGCATTAAAAGCGGCGACTCTCTTTCCGGCTCCAACGTAGAACTACGATTTCCCTCTTATGACTATGGATATATCCGGCGCATAGCTAACCAGCGCATTACCGAAGTGGGCCTGGGTGGCATCGAGCCCATTTATTCGGCCTCTATTGCCCGAGTCACTGATGAACAAGATTACGATCTACAACAAATTATTTCTGCATCGGCTGCTACCGACACAAATGTACCCTACTATGGAAAGGTGGGAAACAACCGTGTCATCATTCGAAAGGTCTTTTTTAAAACCCCGCGCGCCATGTGGCGTTTTTATGGCTATTATGGCGGCTTCTCGGTGGTAGGTAATATGAGAACCTATGGGCAATACGCCGATGATTCAACATTTGAAGTTGTTCCTACCTGGCAAAATAAACTACAAGCGATGGCCTACGAAGATGCGCTATGGACGCGGATTTCACACTATTCATACGAGATCCAAGACAATAAGATCCGTATTTTCCCAGTTCCCGACGACACAAGCCCCGAGAACTTCTGGGTACAATTTACTGTCGAGAACCGAGAACCGTGGGCCAACGTCGCCGGCCAACCAAATTCTGGGAAGAAGGGTGTTAACAATATGAACACCCTCCCCTTCAGCAATATTCCCTTTAATAGTATTAACGCTATTGGCAAACAGTGGATTAGACGATTTGCATTGGCGCTCGCCAAGGAGATGCTGGGACAGATACGAGGCAAGTTTAGTACAGTTCCGATCCCCGGCGAATCAGTAACTCTCAATTTCGCAGACCTTCTGTCTCAAGCAAAAGCCGAGCAAGATGCTTTAAGAGATGAGTTGAAGACCACACTGGATGAACTCACGTATGCGAAGGTGGCCGAGATGGAAGCCGCCGTCTCGACGGCAGCGGAAGGGGTCTTGGCGTCGGTACCTGCTGGCATCTACGTAGGGTAGATAGATGGCCGAAGATCCTAAAAATAAATGGTCTCAGCCAGACGCTCCGCCTCCTCCCATGTTCTTTGGGAAGAAGGAACGAGATCTTGTTAAGCAGGTTAATGATGAATTAGCCGAAAGAGTAATTGGGCAAACTATTGCTTATTACCCTATCAGCGTAGAACACTCAGATTATCATGGGGTGTATGGGGAATCAATTAATAAGATATCGTTGCCTCCTATTCGTGTTTACGCATACGTGGTGGTGGAGAATGAACAAACAAATGATCGTTATGGCTATGAGTATCTCACCAAGCTGACAGTTAATTTTCACAGAAAACGGCTCACTGCCGATCAAGACCTCTATGTAAGGGTAGGAGACTTTGTTCAGTACGGTGAGGAATTTTACGAAATCGTGAGAACCTATAATGATACAAGGTACTATTTTGGCCAAGTGGAACATAAATTCCAAGTAACCGCAGAGTGTATTAAGGCCAGAGAGGGGAATTTCCGTGTCAAAGAGTAAAAGAAAGGATCGTCGCACTCAAGCAGAGATCCAAAACAAACCTGCATTACGCTGGGCCTATGTCGGAGCCCCAAAAGTTGAAGAACAACTTCAAGAAGTTACCTTTATGCCCTCGAAACTAGAGACTATTGATGCCGCAATGGTCCATTTTGTTAACAACGCAGTCAACCTGTCGGTCACTACAAACGAAGGATTTCAAAAGGTTCCGGTCATTTGGTCCTCCGCGGAGCGCTCATTTCAGATCAAACACCAAGGCCAACGCGATCTACGCGACAAAACTGGTGCTTTGACGTTGCCTCTCGTAACTGTTGCACGCGCTTCTGTTGTTAAAGACCCTACACGTAAGGGAATTCCTTACGCCAACATCTACCCCATTAACGATGCTAAGGGGGGCACCATCACTGTAGCGCGCCGAATTAATCAAAAGAAAACGGCTGAGTTTCAAAATGCCTTGGCGAATAGGACTTACGCTGGTGGCCCCGATGAACCAGGACGCGTCAAATCGAAGTATTACAGCGTGAATAAGCGTCAGATGAGCACCCGTAAGACTGTATTTGAAACCATTACCATTCCGTTGCCCACTTGGGTGACGGTAAATTATGAAATTGCGTTGCGTTCTGAGTACCAGCAACAGGCCAACGAAATGATGCAACCTTTCTTTACAATTCCTGGTAATTCTCGGATGCCCAGACGTATCCATAGCGACGGTCATTACTACGAAATCTTTATAGACGGAAACTTCGCTAATAACTCAAATTCTCAACAGATGGAAATGGACCGTCGTCAGTTCGAAACTATCATCAATATTGAAGTTTTGGGCTACCTCATCGGAGAGGGAGAAAACCAAGAAAAACCGAAACTTGTGCGTCGCGAGAACGCTGTAGAAGTGAAGTTTCCCAGAGAGCACATTATTGTAGGGGATATCCCCGAAAATATTAAGGATGGATTTTATAGAGAATAAGTCGCTTGGCCCAGCTAAGCACTAATTAATAGGAATACTCGTTATTGAGGAGAACCAACGAATGTCAGTTAAAAATTTTAAATTTGTTTCACCCGGAGTGCAGGTCCAAGAGATTGATAATTCCGCGCTTCCACGCAGCCCGGGCCAACCAGGTCCGGTCGTCATCGGTCGAGCACGCCGAGGGCCCGCAATGCGGCCTGTTGTGGTCAATTCTTTTTCCGAATTTATAGAAAATTTCGGAAACCCCGTAGCCGGGGGTCAAGGAGGCGACGTTTGGCGTAATGGCAATATGTCTTCTCCCATGTATGGCACGTATGCTGCCCAAGCATACCTCAAAAACAGTTCTCCGCTAACTTATGTTCGACTTTTAGGAGTTGAAGACCCCAATGAGAGTACTTCCGGCGGAGCCGGAGCGGCCGGTTGGAAAGAATCAATGG